AATATATTGCCATTATTTTGTTGTAAATTTTAAAAAGTTGTCTATGTCTAATTCATACTTGTCTATAAACTCTTTTGGTAGTTTTTTGTATGCTGCATCAAAAGCATTAGTAAAGAAGTATGTTGGTTCTAGACCTTTCATAAATATAGATCTAGCTATTATAAATGTTAATGCTTTCCTTCCAACAAATCTTCCTTTTGCATCTCTTGTGCCTTTCAGTCCTTTTCTTACAACCCATTTATCTAACTTTTTAGGAGGAGGCATTTTATCTTTGTAGCTAAATGTAGGAAGTCCTGATTTTCTTTTACCATATTTTTTCTTTTTACCATCTACACCTGCATCTTGATATTGTCCATATCCTTGCATTTCAAAATCTAACTCAAATGATTTAGGATTTACTTTTACATTACTCTTAATAGATCTAGATAGACTGCCTGATGCCTTTCTTTTTTTTAAATTCTTTCTTGCACCTTTTACTACTTCTCTAGCAAAGTCCTCTAATACCTTAACTGTCTCTTTGTATTTCATTAGCAGTAATCTATATCATTAAATATTTCTAGAGTAAATGTTGTTGCCCATCCTGCTAGTATGTTTTCAAATCTATCATAAAAAGGTTCACATGTTGCATCACCTACTAATTGATAACCATCATCATAAAGCTGTCCCTCTCTTAGTCTTGTAACTAATTTATTAGAGACTGTTAATTGTGTGTTTAAAATATCATGTGTATTGTCATTACCTAAAAACAAATCATCTACATAATCTTTATTGCTGTCTATCTGTTCCATTGTGAGTACTGTAAAAGAGAACTGCATAGTTTTACCTATATGAGAAACACTATCTATTATAATATGACCTAATGGGAACATTGTTTGTTTTTGTAAATCTACATCTGTAATATCTCCAAATGTTACTGTTTTAATACTAGGATTATTTATTAGCTCATCTTTAATAGTTTGAACTACTAAATAAAACCCTCTTTGTACTTTACTTGTTGCCATACTTTCTTTTTATTCTTTGATTCTCTAATGTTGTTTTTTCTGTTTCATATTCTAAATACATTAAGACTTTGTGTAACCTAAGTTCTGAGATATGTTCAAATCTTGTAACATCTCCTTGAGCTGCTTTGTAAAATGATGAATACCAACCCCATTTTCTGCTAAACCCTGCTTCAGAAGTGTATGCTCCTTCAGAACTCCCCTCTGTAAATAGTCCATCATAGTTGCTGACAACTCTTTGCCTAAACTCAATAAAAAAAAAACAGCACCTAATGCATATTCTAATGGCATTTCTTTCATGCTATCATCTAGAACACCATCATATTGTTTAATATTATACTTGCCTCTTACACTAATATCAACAGGTCTGTATAGTATCTGCATGGCTTTATGCATTTCTTGCCAGTCTTGTAGGCATCCATCTAGATCAACAAACTCTCCAAAAGAGATCTCATCTAGATTAGGTATAAAACCATAAGTTGTACTATTCATTGTAAACTGTTTCTTTAGTTTCTGATCTGCTTCAAACATATTAGCTAAATCTAATGTAATGTCTTGTACATCTTTCCATCTCATTTTCATTACATAATCTAGTCTTGTTTGACAAAAGATCTCTATCATTTTTTGAGCTATAAAGGTTTCATCTTTATTCTCCTTCTCCATCTTTAAGTATTTCTGATATTGTCCAAGAGTTATTTCTCTCAGGTTCTCAGGTATTTTAATTGTGATTTCCATACTTATATAATACTTTATAATAAAAGTTTTAAAAAAAACTTATTAAAATGTTTGGTTATGTTATTATAATGTATTATATTTATACTAATTATGAAAAACACTACTAAAATTAACTTTGACAAAGTATTAAACTTTTACCAAACATCTACACCTGAAGAAATCTGCCAACTATTAACTATGGTTTCAGATAGAATTATGGTGCCAGTTCAAAAAGATGGTTTTGTAGACTGTCAAGAACTAGACAAAGAAGTACCAGTTGTAATGAATGGTCCCTTCTATCAAATAAATACAGAAGAACTTTATATTAAAGAAAAACAAAAACTATAATTATGAAAGATTTAAAAGACTTAGAAAAATATTTTAACCTACCATTATGGTTAATAACCTTGTTACTTTGGATCTTGACAACAGGACTAGTTATCCTAATGTCATATGTAGATTCATTGTGATGTTTTTTCATATTAATTAGTTTTAATGGCACATATTATGTGTACAGAGGTGGAGGTTCTAGGATCTCCCCTCTTTTTTATTTTATAGCATACCTACCATAATTAGGATATGATAGTTTGTGAACTACACTATATCTTAATGCATCACAGAAGTGATTGTTTAAGTCTAGAGGTTTATTAGTTGGATTGCCATTCCTATCTTCTACATATTTGTAACTCTCCAGTTCTCTTATAGCATTTATACTATCTTTTGTAACATGTAGTTTGTATCTTCTGATCATGTCTATTCCATAATTAATCTCATACTTCTTCTTGCCTTTTATATTCCAACCCATTCTATAGATCTCCTCTATACTTTTAGGTTCACTAGAATCTGCAAAGATCTCATCCCTTCTATCTAATCCTAGTGCATCAAACTTTTTAGCAAGGTCCTGATTAGTTAGTCCTTTTTCATAAAGAATCTCTTTGACATACATGTTATCTCCTTCTATGTAAGTCTCACACATTGAACTGGGATCTGAGGCAAATCCAAAATCTAATCCTCTAGAGACAAGTTTAGCTGTATCAGGAATATCATTACATATATTAAATCTAAATACAAGTGATCTATTCTGTCCTCTTAATCCTAATCCATATACTCTATATAATTCAGGATCTGTTTCTTTTAATCTCAGGAGTTCTTGTCTTAGTGTATCTGATATAAATGGATTCTGCATAAATGTAGAAATGTGTAATTGACAATCAGGTCTTTCTAACACTTTATCATATATCCAATGGAACTGATCATGTGGATTGTAGTCTATGATAACAGATACTTCACCTTCTGCACCATCTGTTCTAAACAATAACTGATTCCATGATTCTAGATCTACCTCATTAGCTTCATTAACAAATAACAGATCTCTCTTTCTACCTCTAACCCTAGATCCCATATCTAAACTGAAGAACTCTATTAGATTTCCATTTAACCAATACTCATTAGATGTCTTGTTATGGTAAATCTCTGAGTACAGCTCATTCTGCTTTAGGATTTCTAGAAAGTCTCTTAGAACTGATGCTTTTAAACTAGGCAAGGTTTTTCTACATATAGATATTACTCTACCTGTATGCTTATTACAATAGCTAAATATAATCCACAATAATGTATTGAAAGTTTTACCTGATCTTGAAGATCCTTGTAGTGCCACTATTTTGCTTGTGCTTGATTCTAATACTTCAAATACAACATTAGTCTGTATCTGTTTCATCCTTTAGAATCTTTACCTCAAACATCTTGTCTCCTACTGTATCTACTTCTTGTCTTTCAATATATCCTCTTTTCTTTCCTTTAGTTTTTAAGTAGAATAGGATCTCAGCAGTTTTACCATCCTTTATATTAGAAAGTAGTTGGTGTTCTGCAAAGTCTAGTAGCCCTTCTTTAACTTCATCTACCTTTCCTGAGAACTCTTTATCCTTCATCCAATCATAGTATGTCTGTCTACTGATCTGAGCAGCTTCACATGCTTTGCTAACATTCCCCATCTTACTTGCAAACACTTCTAAAAACTTTGATCTATCTTTTGCCATCTCTTACTTAATGAATCTTTTAACTTTTCTAATCTCTCTATTGTATATTTTGATTTAGGAAATGTCTTATCTAACTTGTTAATTATTGAACTCTTAATTGAATAACAGGATGTTAATAATAATAGTAACAAGACTGCTATTCCCTTTTTTGTCATTTTTTTGTCAGGTTTGTAAAGTTTCCTCTTTCATTTGTATAATAGATTCTTCATACATTTCTTTTACAATTGTTGATAACTTTAACAGATCATCTTCTGATAAATATTTGAGTTTAGGTTTTATGAAGTCTATTCTAGATGCTGCCACATCTTCTTCAAGATCAATAATAATTGCATGAAACCAATCCTCTAAGTTTTTATTGTATGTCTTATACACTTCAAAAGACTTTAAGCTATGTATTACACTTGCATGAGTTATGTAGTAACCATATTCCTCTCCAAACTCCTGTATCTCTCTTAGGTTAAACCTGTAGAATTTTCTTAATACTGTATAGAATAGAGATCTTACCTCTACTGTTTCTCTCCTTCTAGTTTGCTCAAAGATCTTTAGTCCTGATAATGCTTCTATTTCATCTATCAGATTTCTGATCCTACTCTTTGTTCTTATCATCTTTTTCTAATTTATCTTGTAATGCTGCTAAAGCTCTC